CATTCCAATTAGCTTGGCCCCAGGTGAACCTGCCCCATCCTGAAGTTGTCGACATGGTCGACCTCCTATGCTAATCTGATTATTGCGGCTGTCGCGTCGTTTGTAGGAAACTCTATTTTAAAAGTTCCATTACTTGCTGTTTTGTCACCACCAAAAGCTATAATTGCTACAGCATCAGTTGTTCCTGAACCACCATCTGTTGTAGTATTATAAATCATTGCTCCATTTGCAGTGAAAGAAGCTGAAGTGTATGTTACGTCACCAAAATCTGTGAAAGCAGTTGTGCCAGTTAATCCAACTCCAGTATTTGTTAGGGTTGCACCACCTGCAGTGTAAGCAGTTCCAGACGTATTTGTAATTTCATTTGAAGTAGAATAATCTGTTGTTGCTGCACCTAAAGATGCAGAACTTGTAAACAAAGCTAATTTAAAAGTGTGACCACCTGAAGATTCAAAACTGTGTTTACCTTGTAAAAGCTCTTGTTTAAAACTTGAACATATCGCCGATGTTATTGCCATAATTTATCTCCTATGGGTTTGCTGAGTTTACTGGAATACGAACAGCACCATCAGTGTAGTCATCTCTTCGTCTTCTGCCAACTTGTTCATTAGCAAACTTCTGTACTTCTTGTTTATATTTATTTTCATAAAGTGTCAACATATCTATTGGACCTTTTAAAAAGCCATATGCTTCTGACAGGCAACAATATAAGAGCCCATTTGGAAAATTAAGACTTAAATAATTAGTGTCATTACCCTCTAAAATACCTGCCATTTTATTAAAATGTATTCTAGCTAAATAATTAGTATTAGGTGTAGGAGCTAAAAATATTCTACCTGATGTCGTATCTGTATTTCCAGTTGCACCCCCAAACATGGCATAATACTTTGGCTTACCTTGTGCTGCAGCTGTTCCTGTTATATCTTGATATTCTTGTAAATAACTCATGTCTTTTTTTTCTAAAAAAACATTTGAACCAGTTATAACTGAACTAGAGTCATACACTTGAATTGCTCTAATAAATAAACATCCTGCAGGAGCATTAATAGATTCTTGACCCGGAACTAAATTAATTGTTTGTTGTTTTCTATCTGCATCAATAGGCACATCTCTCATAATTCTATATTGAGCGTTTAGTAATATATTTTCTAAAACAGCATCCGT